GCGGAGAGCAAGGGATTCGAACCTATGCTATTATAGCGCCCGTCTTATTTAGTCTGCAATAGTCGCAATATGCTGATAATACTAATTGACTATTATGGACTAAAAAGGACTTTGGTTCGTCACAAATGCGTCACTTATTGTTAATAACATAATCCATAGAAAAATAATAATCTAAGTACAATTTTTTATAACTACAGTCATTATAAAATTCTGCACATTGCCTAAGCAACCCTGATTTTTGGACGCTTAAAAAGCGTCGTTGGAATATGAATACTGCAGTAGTGAAACTCCCTCCTTAAACTCACATTAATCCAATGTTTGGAATCCCTAACCATTTCTTTTTTGCGTGAACTTGGGTCAGCACAGTATCGTCGTCCCTAATCGTAACTGCCGAAAAACCACCTGACGCATTAACTAAAAATAGTTCTTGATCAGGGGCAAGCTCCTCTCCAAACGAGTCAAACTGTGCGTTCTGCAAAAAAAACACACAGTTTGCCTGTTTGCCTACAGCCATTACCGCAAAATAACGAAGCGGGACAGGCAATCTATAATAAGGATCTAGCTGTGTGTATGGGTCTCTTGTGCCTTCTGGGCTTTTTTGGCGTACCTCGTAGTCACCGTTTAGACCGTCTCTAAAGCCTAGCCGGAATAATAATAAACCCGCCGTTTCGGGGTAGTCGAATAGAACTAGCTTTCGAGCCCTTAATGCAGGGGTAGACTGAGTAAACCATTTAAAAGTATCTAGTGATCTTAACTGATTTTTTCTACCGTTTTGAGTAATATTAATTGATCCTGATACCGTACACGAAAGCGTCGTGTATTCTTCGCCTCTAGGGATCTGTATCGGATGATAATCTACAAACTTATGGCGTACATATATAGCAGTGTTGTACCTCATATCCATTGCTAATACCATAATTATTTCAGTTGTGTCTAGCTCATGCCTAGTACCCCCATCCCCGTATGTAGCAGGTTGACCAGTGTCTGTTCTGGTTATTATTTCTTCCCATGGGAAACTATACGTATATTTGAGGCTTGCCATTAGATTAGCTATACCTCCAGGATAATTTGCGCGTGTATCTGTGCCCGAAACAGACCATACGAACTCCACTTTTTCATTTTGTTTGTAATCTACTGCTATTATTTTTTCCTGTGGTCGGTTAGGGGGAAATATATACCCAATATTAGTCAAATATAAATTGCCGTAGGACAGGTACAAAAATTGCAACGTATCCTCAATTAGCGAAACTGAGCTAGACGAAATGGAAAATTCTATGACGTGTTCGTTTGCGTTCCTAGAGAATATAGCGTCTATAGTGGAAACTCCGTCAGCACTGGACTGTACCTGCTCAGTCAGTACACCAACAAATGGCTCATAGTATTTAACATAAATTGTTCTTGCGTTTTGGCCGTCTTGACTAATTAAAATACCTTGCGTTAGCTGATTAACACCTATTAAAACAAGACCTGAAAAAATAACAGTCCCGTCGGGGGACGTTATTTCACAGAGTATGTCAAATCCAGGAGATAAAGGTGTGTACAACTGGAATTTTATATTTCTTTCGTCGGAAAAAGAGTCTCGACCCTTGTAAAAAACAACTAAATCCTCCCCCCGAAATCCAGCACCAACTGTCAACCATCCTTGTTTTTCAGGCTTTATTATCTTGCCTTTTTCGAATATTGGTGATACTTTAAAAAACTTGTCTGAATAACGAGATACTGGACCGTTCCATGTAATCAGCCGGTTCCCATCTGTCCAATCCACATTACCCCACTGATACTCTCTTTCGTGTTCAAAATAAGTATCTTCCCTAAACCCATTCTCATCCGCTCGAATCGGAAGGCTCACCCCTTGAATCCAGTTTTCAATCATGAACGCTTCGACTGTGCAGAAAGCGGGGTTGCTTACAAATCCAATAACTACAGGAGTTCCATCCTGAAATTGGACAATAACATTGTCTCCATCCTCGAAGGCTTCTGCGTCACAATCCATGTAATCAATCTCGACACCGGAATATCCTAGCCCCTTGTTAATATTAATGTTTTGCTGGGAACTGTGAGCCGCGTTTAAAACGACTGTACACGTATTCTTTTCCTTGTCTAAATTTGATAGGACAGCGACCCTGTACGCCGGCCTATCACGTTGTACAGCCGCCAAAACTGCTAAATTATAGGCCGTAGTCATAGGCCCACTGGCGATGGTTGGCTGTAGTTTAGTGGACTGTGCTAGCCCTCCTGGCTGTATCAATATGGTTTTATTATCTCTATTAACCTCAAGGGTTCCGTGCAGCCCTCCCTCTAGCTCGTCACTTAAATCTGCACACCAAATGTTACGAATATCAGCACTAACTCCATCGGAAAAAGATTCTAAACTTTTATTTTTGCTTTGAATTAAAATATCAGTTAGGGCTATTTGTTCCTTTAATAATCCTGCTTTGTTCGATAGCTCCGCTAGTTCGTTTGTTAGTTTATTAATAAACGCACGCTCAATATCTGTGATTGGTTCGCTAGACGTATCAATAGCAGTGTTTATAGCTAGTACTAGAACCTTTATTTCGTTTGTAATTAAAAATAAGTCAGCGGATAAGTCGTCCACTCTACCTTCGGCCTCTGATACTGCTTTTTCAGTGATTTCTTTAAGTACATCAATATTGCCCTCATCTTTAATAATCTCTGCGGTGTAGTATCCGTCACCTAAATTTGCAATAACGTTACACTGTCCCATTATACTTCCCGCAACTGCATTACTTTTTGGGTTACACTTATATTCCTTGTCAAAACACCAACAACTACTTTAGATGAATCCGGCAGAATTACTGTATCTCCTTGAAGCAGTTGCATGTTGTTTCTAGCTCTAATGAGTGTCTGCCCTTGAGCCGTTGTTGAACTGTACTGTAGTTTTTCTATACCCATGGTCTTAGCAATAGATTCAGGCCTGTCAGTGCTGCCAGTAATTGATACGGAGTAGTTAAGGCCGCCTTGACTCGGAGTTACTGTTGTAATTTCAATCCAATCTGTTGATGTTTCTAAAAAACTTTCGTCAACGTATTCTTCTACTGAGATTATTTTAAACTTAGTTTTACTGACAATTTCCTGTAACCATTTTTTTCCATTAGGTATGCTAATTCGATAGCTATTTATCTGTGAATTAAGGGTTTCAGAAAAGTTTGCCATCGGGATAGTTACTTCTGTAACATCATCCGAAACAACTAATTTCCATATCGCACGTGAGATATTTTTTGAACTAACAAATATCTCTGTGTTGGCAATAATTACAGGCAACGGCTCAGTAATAAATACTGTAGCGGTGGTTGTAGCCACTGCTGTATTTGTACTGTACAAAAATGACAAGTGTAAAGGCTTACTAGTTTTCGGGCGGGATAAGTGCCCCTTAAACAAAAAAACAGAAGGAATAGGCTCCCGACGCCTACTAGATAATCCGTAAGTCACTATAAAACTAGTATGCTGAGGCTTAAAAGAGCTAGAGCGTGGTTTACTAAAAAACACTTGAAAAATACCAGCAAGAGGCTTAAGTGTTTTTTGTTTCGGAACGTTTGAAACGTAAATGAAACGAGTATGGATCGGCTCGTTTACTGGGAGTAAAGGCGCCCAAAAAGATACGCTAAAATCAGTGTGGATTGGACTATTATCACCACTTATTGTACCCAAAAAATCAGCAATAAAAGGGCTAGTTTGCTCCTCAAGTGCAATAAAATTTGCAACAAATGGACTAATGGGTGGTGTATAGCTCATGCTTTTATACCGCTGTCAAATTCTCATACGTCAAGGCGTTGTAACCGTCAGCATATAGCGTAACTCTATATCCCCCCATCCCTACAACAAGTTCGTCAAATTTAACAATGCCATTTTGGTCGCTTAATTTTGTTTGTAATCTGTTTTTTGAATTCTTGTGGTGCAGCACACAAACTACATCCTCTAAAATAAGACTTGCTGCTTTACACTGTATTTCAATCGATCCAGATCTAACTATGTCAGGGGCTTCATCAAGGTTGCCCAAATAACCGCCAATAAACATTGTGGAAGGATTTTCAGCTAACTGAATGCTGAACGCGGGTTTTTCATTCGTCGACATCGCCGTAAAATAAGCCAACTTAATTTGTGAGAACGTAGGCAAAGCGTTTGTGTTTACGGAGCTGATACCTCCCTGTTTTTCCATTGCCAAAACACCCAAAAATGCCATCAGAATGTATCCGATATTTCAATCAAAAATTGAGCTGTACTATTCATTTCTAGTATCTGAAATGTTTTTCCAGCAAAAATGCCAGATCCCTCAATAATATCTAAATGACTGAAAGGTTCTAGATGCAATGGATCCAAAAACCCTTTTAATTTGCCACGCTGAACATTTAAGGAATTTACATTTATATCTGCAACAATCAACGCATTTCTTGTTGGATCGGGATAAGCAAGTTTACCTGTTCCTGTATACGAGCCACCGTATCCCGGATGCGTCATTACATTTATTTTCTCCGCACCTCCGATACCCGAATAATTTCTGGCCACATACATGGAGGTACTAACCGAACCAGCATTATTACTTACTCGAGCAAACTGAGCGCTGTTGCTGGGCGTGGTAGATAATCCCGCTATTAACACGGTATTATACGATTCTGAAACTAATTCAGGATCGAAATCACCGAAAAACATACCCTGACATGTTGTTGTAGCTCCGTTACTATTAATATGATAGAAAAATTGACTTTCGGTAGCTACAATTATCCAGTCTCTTTCCGTGGTATTGCTGCTTTTCATAACGTAAAGTCCGTTAGAATTTTGTGCCTGCGTGGGAAATGGTCCCGCACCTGACCCAGCATCTCCCATCGTTTCGTATCCGCGAACCTTCGCATACGAATTCGAAGAGGAGTCATCAAGCTGAAAACTTAATCCATTGCTTCCCGCCCCTTGTTTAAAGCTACGAATATTTCCACTTGCGTATGGTTGTGTCCATCCCGCCCCATTGAGCCTCCCCGTAATTGTACCTGTCGCAGGTGTTGCTGGAGCAGTGTTTATTTCATAGGTTAACTCGGTTGAGCTTATCACTTTTACACTGTGATCCCCGTTGTACTCGGGTTCGACTGCACCTGCAATATTGTATTTTGCGAGATGGGATAAACCATGAGCTAACGGTGTAGTAACAGTTACCGTGGTGCCTACTCTAGTTAGTGTAACTGTCTGATCCCCATACCCATCCTGTAGACAGGCCTTATACACATCTGCCAATTGTCCAGATGTTTTTGCAATAGGCAATGCACCAAAATCTGTACTTCTGTAAATTCTAACGGTCATTTTTATGCTGCCTCTTTAATTGACATCCACCCATTGGAGGGCATTGTGTAAATAAACTCATCGGCTACTACATCAATTTGAGCAGAGCTTGAGCTGTCGTCTAAATCAAAATACCAAATTAGCTTGTCATTAGACCCGTCAAAAACGCCTGCTACAGCGGGCTGGACAAGAACAATGTATTTTCCGGTCAACGTGACTGCTGACCCGAAATCGATATTGTTGCTTTTGAACAATGTTTCCGCAGGTGTTGTTGCAGAGTCTAGCGATCGTCCTGTTAAATTTACGGGAGCCCCGTCCCCGACAGTAATGACGCCGGCCAAATCGAATGAGGTGGTATGCCCAGGATTAGGGGAGTATGTGTTATCGCACACAACTACCATAAATGCACCTACAACAGAGTCATTCCACTGTTTTGTTGGGTCCCCTAAAAGAACACCCAGCATCTGGTTGTATGCTGTTACTTTACTAATTGCCATTGTAATTTACTCGGTATGTGAAATCTCTAATTGATAAATCAGGTGAACCCTGAATCAGTGTTGTACTAAAAACCCTCAAACTGCTATCTAAATCTTTACCCACGTCACCATCTATCCTAATCATTTGCTCGGAGTACACGCTGGTGTCGTCTCCTGGTTCTGAGATTCTAAACCAGGATGCAACTCCTGTTTTTATAATTTCCCCAGACCAATCCTGAGAGGCTTTTTTAACAACCTCCCCCCCGTCAATAGCCAAAAACTCTAAGGGCCCCGTTATGACACACAGAACATCTACGGCCAATATCGCAGCATGAGCACTAGACGGCTGTGTTCCCTGCAATATTTCAAGTTTGGTGTTAGCTAACAGAGAGGCTAAATCTGATGTAACATCAAACAATTCTACCGAGTCAAAAAACATGGTTTGGCTAATACCCCCCCCAAAACCTACATGCAACACGGCTGACTCTTGCAACACCTTAACTGTTAAATAAACACTGCTATACTCTGTCAATGCTGTAAATGCAATAGACTCTTGCTGTCCGTCCGGAAACACTAAACGCAGTAGTCCGTCCTGTGCAGTGCCTTTTTTTACACCAATTTTAAATGTATACGTCCTACCTTTTTTAAAATAAAATTCTTGAACAATAAACCCTTCGCCCGCCGCCGACAATGTTAACTGCTTATTCCCAACTAGCTGTTCTGTAACATTATTAAGCACCCACTGCGCTGTGGGGTCAGTTGTAAAATCTGGATTAATTGCCTCGTTTACAAAAAATCCATTTTGTTGGTTGGCTAGTTTTTTAGATCGTCTAATCGGCATGTTTTTTCTCTACCTGAACAGTGAATTTAATCGGCATGTTATCTGTATTTAGATCAGAAATAACACCAGAAAAAAAACCCTGCTTTGTTGCAAAATGTAAGATGGGGTATGTCTGCATCATGCGCTTTAGATTAGTTATACCTGTAATGCTGATTGTATCTACAGCAATAGAAAAAATAGTATCCGAATCAGAAAATCCACTATCAATAATTTCTGTCCCGCCGTCTAGTGTCTTAACTGAGGATACTCTACGTGACAAATTTTCAAAAGAGCTTTCTGGTCGCAAACGCAACATCAAAAAGCCGTCTAAATCAAATGTCGGTGTTGTAATTCCGATCATACTAAAACGTCCAATCCTTCCGCATTTGCTTCAACTTGAATAAATCCAAATAGTGCGGACAATAACATTTTCATTTCAGTTTCTGCATTTTGTACATCGATAGTAATTTTAGCCTCACCTTTTGCTAACGCCTGTGCTCTTATTCTAAGAAGATCAATCTGGGCACTGTTTAATGCTAGCTGTGACTCGTTTAACGCCTGTGCGCGCCTGGATGCTTCAATCGCCGCTTGCCTTGTTTCAAATCCAAACTTATCCCAATCGGGTGCATCCGTGCTAAATAAATCCGATATCAGATCATTGGTTGATGCGACACTGACACCAATGGCATCATAAGCTGCAACAACCTCTTGCGCCTCGGATTGTATTTGCGCGACTTGAATATCGGCACTAAATTCCATGGCTGAAATTCGCTCATTACTCGCGAGTTTCGCCAGCACTTCTTCCATTTTATTAGTTTGAACAATGGCTATTCTTTGTGTTTCCGTTAGCTCAATCGTAGCATCAGATACTTGACCAATCGGCCCAACGGAATCTGCAGCAGAGTTACCATAAGAATCCAATGCATCCGATCCATTATACAATTCAGTACTAATATCATGGACAGCATCACCTGTTCCGTAGAGCGTGCTGAGCATGGATTCTATTGTTGCATCAGTACGGCCTGATAACGTACCGTACAATTCCATATTTTCACCCGCCTGCTGAACAGCCGTTAATTGCTGCTGGAACGCACGAGTCACCGGTGGCATGACCTCTAATAATTTTTCTGTTGTTTTTGCTACTTCGACTAATGCTGGCGCTGTGGTTTGATTGTCTCCCTCATGCAACAAATCATAAATCCATGTACCTAACGTGTCTCCACTATCCCCAATTTGATTATCGATGGCCTCAGCAATGCCTAGGAATTCGCCTAAAGCATAACCACCCGCACCTGCCGCCAGTACTAGCCCTGTAGGCCCAAGAGAAGCCGATAGTGCCGCAGCACTTGTTGATAATGCTGGCAATGCACCAGACAACGTAGCGACTGAACCGGAAAGCCCTGAAAGCACGCTGCTGGTTGCAATGGCACTTAAAGATAACCCAATTAATTTAAGCGCGTCTGCCCCAGTTGTGACTGCACCACTAAACGTTTCAAAAACTTGTGCATATCCTAAAATATTGCCGCTTAATTTTTGAGTCTCACTATCTAAACCATTAAATTCACTGATTAATAACGCCACTGTTTGCAACGCTGGCTGCCACGCTTCAATAATACCAGAAATAACTATATTTAATGATGCGAGGCTATCAACAACAAACTGGATGGCCTCTTTTAAATCATCGGCATTGGTAAAATCAAGATCCCCAAAAATACCGCCGATGCTATCGCCAATCTCACCAAACGAATCAATAAATTCTGAAAAGTCAACGCCATCAAGCGCTTCTGGCAACACCTCCGCGATAGCTGAAAGGTAATCACTCACAGCCACTTCAAAATCACCCAATGCTTTGAATACAGGATCAAAATAACCCTGGTCAACCGCAATATTCGTACCTCTGAATACATCCCCCAGACTTTCTACGATATCTTTCCAGCCTGGCAATAATTCATCACCAATATTCTGTAATGATATTTTTAAATTGTTTTGCATGTTCTGGGTGACTAAATCCAGATTCTGTTCCATTAGGCTGAAATTATCACTGACGACAGTGGCTTTATTCGCCATTTCGCCTAGTGATTTCTCAAAGGTCCCCGCCGAATCCGCACCTAAAACTAAAACGGACTTAACTGCTTCAACAGAGGGAAGTAGTTTACTCATTTCAGTAAATGACCCGCCTGTTTCATTCTGCAGCTGCTTCATGACGGCCTGCAAACCATCTGTTTCAATCGTCATACCGCCTAAAGCACCACTTAAGGCATCTGATGGCTTGGCCATGGCTGTCAATATGGCTGTTAATCCGGTCATTGATTCGGCGGTATTAATACCCCCGCCGGTCAGTGCAGCTACCGCAGCTAACATATCATCAAACGGCACACCCGATGCTGCCGCACTAGCCGCTACACGACCTATGCTGGCCTCTAATTCGGGTAGCGTTGTTTTACCATTTTGAACCGCCGTAAAAAATGCACCAGTGACATCTGCAGATTTAGATAAATCCAGTCCATAGGCATTTATGATAGTGGTTAGCGCATTGGTGGCAGTACCTAGATCCGAATTTGAAACAACCGCCAGCCTTTCGGCTTCAGCCAATGCCGCCACTGAGCCCTCGGCATCCCCCGTTGCCGACACCATATCATAGGTTGATTGAGTAATGTCTTCAAATGCAAAAACAGAATCAGCACCGTATTCCTGAATGCTGATCTTCATTCGGTCAACTTGTTCAGGCGTTGCATTAAATAGCGTACCGATTTCATTAACCGAGGTCTGTAACTTTGCAGATTCGTTGACAGCCACGCCCAGCATAGCAGTCCCAAGAGCTAGAATAGCTAATTCAGTCTGTAGTGCGGTATCGGCAACATTGGATAATGGTGATGTGATATCGCTAAAGCTTTTAACCGATTTATTGATATTTTTGCCCAGATCATTCAACACTTTTCCTGTGTTATCCTGAGCTCCAAATATAATATCAATTGATTTTTTAATATCAGCCATTAGCGATTCTGCTTATTTTTTAATTGCTCGTTTTTTTCTTCGTAAAACCAATTCCACAGTAACATCTCTGTTGCTGTTAATTCGCCCTCTGGAAATATCGACGGCCTGACCTGATAGATAAACGCCCCGCGCATATCAAGTAAAACCATCATGGCTTTTATTTCGCCATCTTCCCAGAGTTTTCGGGCTTTTTTACATCCATTCCCAAATGCGATAATTCAACAATTTTATTGGTCAATGTGTAGAAAACGATGGGAAATGTTTCCGCTAGTTTTAATGCCAGCGGCTTATCAATACTGGGGGACACAGAACACGATACCAACTGCTCTAAGCGAATGACAATATCATTCGGTGTCTCGTCAGAAATCCCTACAGCACTTTTCAGCTCCTCTATCTTTTGCTTATCATTTGCAACAGCGGCCAATAGATTTGCTATATTTTTATTTTTTGCTGAGGACTCATGGCCTTTAGCAATTTCATTAGCAGTTTGCCCGCGAACCGTCCAAACCTTTTCATCATCAGCAGAAAAAAACACATTCAATTCAGGTACCTTAATGCCACACGTTCGCGGCTCATAGGCCTGCTTCATAAACGCTGTATTATTAAACATTATGACGCTCGATTTGATGACGCCTGTGAAGCGGTAATGGTACAACTTACTTTAGGATTATCAGCTGCACCAAAAGTACGCCCTACGCCCAAAATACCCTGCGTTAATATATGCGGGGTTTTATTTTCATCCTGATAATATCTAAACCAAAGATTCTGGCCAGCTGCCCCCACAATTGGATCGGTAATGCCATCTTTTAAAATGGCAGTGAACGAGCCTTGCCCCAGCGAACTGGAAGAAGACCCAATGGTCGCTTTATAAACTTGCTCAGAACTGACACTATAGGACACCTCAGCGGGCACAAAATCATTAGCATGTGGCTGTTCAATAAACACGGGATCAGCATAAGAAGCATAAACGCCTTTAGGCACTCCGCCGGTATGAATAGCTGGCAAAGCTGCATTAAATGAGATTTGGGCCAGCAGATTATCAGCAGTATAAACAGGAAAATCAGAACGTTCTAAATGCGTACCTGGCACCTGAAAAATCTCAGCCGAAGTAATCGGACCGGCAACATTGGTTGTTGTTCTTACTTGCGCTATTTCAATACTGCCGACTGGAATAAAAGGATGCGCACCTGGATCACCACGCACTTCACTAAAACTATCATCCGCACTATCGACACCTTTAACAATCGCTATTGCACCCGAACTATTAATCGTAATTGAACTGACACTTGCTTTATCAGTACTTGCACGTGTAATGGCCTGATCTACCCCAGCACTGACCGACTTTTTGACACCCGCTAAATAACAAGTGAGCGCAGGAATATCAACCACATTATCAGAACCTGATACAGATGGAATCACTGATAATCCTGTTAACACGCCATCCGGACGTACATCCGGCGAATTCCCGTCGGACTCTGAAAAGTGTATCGCTTGAGAGGTAAATGCGGTACGATCACCGCTATCGGCTAAAGCCTGCATTAGATACGGTGTTATACCGCTTTCCCAGTCCACTCTTGAGTTGACATTGCTCATAATAAAATCCTGTAATTAATAAACAGACGAAAACGGATCGCCTAATTTTGTTGTATAAATAATATTAAAAAGAACTACCAGCGCGACCATCCCGCTACCATCGTCCGGATAAGTTGGTGTTGATGAAAAATATTCCAACGTTTCAGCCAGTCCGTTCAGCGTAATATCTGACATCATTAACTGAATAACCTCCCCGATCACGTTAGCGCTTGAACTACTGGCATTTTGACCCGCTGCCAGTTGCCATTGAATTTCAATGGCGATCGGAAATGTCATGCGCTGAATCTTATATTCAGAATCCAGCTTAATTTCTTCACCATCCCAGATTGAAACGTTTCTAATCGGCTCGTCATCATGCCAGCGCACGCAGCGGGTTATTTCGGCAACTGACAGCGGTTGCGCCTTGGCCACAAAAGCCGCTATGATTTTTTCTCGAATCGTGTCAGCCATCGTTATATCTGTTTAATATAAAGTTTATTTGTGAGTCCAGTTCGCGTTGCAGTCTGTCAGCTGATTCAAACTCTACCTGGCGCGATAGACCCGGGGTTTTTTCATAAACCGTCGTGATTGATGGCCCAAAAAACTCATCAATAGGCAATCTTTTAGCATAAAACCCGTTACTAATTTCACGGCGACTAAATATGCCACGACGCCCGCTACTCATCTGTGCATAAAAATAATGCGACAAACGAACCGCGCCTTTATTTTTATAGACCTTTAACGAAACACCCTTTTTTAACTTCCTATTTGTAAATAAAATAGCAGGGGTTAGTACGCGCTTTAAATGCAGTTTTGCACTTAATCGCAGTGCACTGGCCTTACTAATGCGCATATTTTTCTTAATCACTTTAGCTTTTAATGTGACCGTTTTTCCTATGCCTTTTGCCGTAGCGGTTTTTGCGCCGGATACTGTTTTATTCAATGATCGTACAATGGCTAAATTCGCATCCCGTTGAATACCGCTTAACATCCGAATAACAGAATCAACCTGAGCCTGATCAACAGTAATCGCCTGTTGATTACTCATTTTTTCATTCTCAATGTCACATAAGCCCCATCATCACTAACCACTGAATCAACGGTATAAGTGATGTTTTTATGCGTTATCTCATGACCCCGCTTAGGCTTTACCAGCAAATATTCTTTAAATAATTCAATTTGCGTTCGACTATCATTTGTATATCCCTCATCACCGACTTGCTCTACATCAAACTCGACAATAGCTTTAAATGTCTCCGTCCAACCTTCGCCAGAATAGGTTACTGTATCCCCCAGCACGTCTAATATCGCCTCATCGGGGAAGTCGTCAACAAAATCATTCATCTTATTTAAAAATTTTATCTGCAAAAAAAGTAATCACTGCAAACATACCGCTGACAATAAAAATAACAGCGCCAATAAAACTTTTTTGACTACTCATATATTGTTTTATTTCATGCAGATCTTGCTTAAATTCTTCAACCTCTGCCGCCCTTCTTTCATCTGCAGCAGTTTCCATCTGCTCTCTCATTTTTCGATACAGAATATTTTGAGAAAATTGTTTTTCTAATTCAGTAATTCGTTCATAACAATTTTGATCTTGCATAGTCTCTAAGGCACTTTATTAACTAGCGTTTGAATAATTTGTAACTGCATTTCGTTATACTTCATACCCTTCGCATTACCAACAAGCTGACAATCTTTATCAATAACTAAATCAGCCGCCTTGACCTCACGCATTGAAATTATCTTAAGCTCGCAAGTATCACTTTTTAATCTGTAATAGGCACAGCTGTTAAGCAGCAATGCCATTGAAAATATCAATAATCTTTTCATAACGCAGCAATATATAAATCAATATTATGGTCATCCCAAGTTGCATCTCGGTCAGGATCGGGTTGTAAAATAACGACCGGATAATTATGTCGATACCATTGTTTTTTAGGCAATAATGACATTAATTTAACTAGCACAGGATGGCCCACTAAAGCATATATAAAAAACCCAATCCTATGAAATATATAACCCGGTAACGTTGGTACAATGTCAGATTTATAGCGATAATTCCATTGTGAAAAATCATATCTTTTAGCGGTTAATTGTGCCATGGGAGAGCCAAAGCCCACCCATTGTTTAATCACAAATCCCTTTGCCTGCAATTTCACAGCCGCGAGCAGTGCCAACGCACCACCCAGAGAATGTCCAGTACAAATAACCGGCAGATCCATCACTAAATGATCTGCAATAAAATCAGCAACAGGCCGAGCACCTTTCAAAAATCCGGCATGCACCCAACCGCAGTCTTTGTCATACCAGGGCAATATACGCATATCCCGTAAAACGTCAATCCAGTCCGAACCTGCAAATAAAGCACCTGCTTCAGTACCTCGAAATGCGACCACCTGGACATTATCAAAATATTTGATAATAACCTCGCATTCGTTGACGTTAAAGACGACTTGGCTGTAGCTGTCTTTGCAGATTTGGGCTAGGGCTTTGGGGTTCATTGACTACTTATGTCCGCCTTGCTCTTTGTAGCATAGCTGGCCGTGTACAAACATGTAATGGGTAACTATAAGCTTCAATATCCGCGTACATATTACGATCACGATCTGGCACAATCATCGGATACATGCGCTCACCCAACTGACCAATAGTATCAAACTTTTCAGATGGACTAAAAACCTCAAGAAATGCTCCGGGCGCATTCACTGGAAAGAATTTTGCTTCATCTGTCGCAATGCTAACAGTCGTTCCATCATCAGTCCCGCGATAATTCTCGAAAGTAATACCGCCATAGTTGAACATTTCATAGACCGCTCCAGAGCGTAAATCTGATGCTTCTTGGGTATTTAAATAAGTCTCACGGACTTCCTTATGCGCAGTCAAATCATCCCAGAAGCCATCACCGCATAAGCAATAGACGGTCGTGCCGGGAACCCATGCGCCTTTTGAGGCCCTCATCATTTGCCTGACAACCTGCGAGCATTTTTTACGTACTGCGCCAGATGCAGGCGAAGCATTATCAAGATCAAAATCTATTTCTGTTGCTTGCGTGACGCCAAATTCAGAAAACCAGTCGATAATGGTTGAACCATCGGCATCTTTTACAACGCCCTGAATAGACCCAAGACGCATATTCTCCAGCGTCATTTCTATCTGACTCTGTAAGCCAACCGGCCCTGCAAGACGACGTAGAATTTCAGCCTGAACCTGCATTTGCTCGCTTTCAGTTCCAAACGCACGAATATTAGCTAATTCAGACGCATTAATGCGGTCAGCCATCATAATTCTGGACGTTTTGAAATTACGCATTGCGCGCTTTTCTGTTTTTCGCGTATCTGGATCAGCACCACGATTTGAAGTTTGAATGAGGCCTAATACCCCGTCACGACTTTCGATAGAGACATCTTCAGTACGCACTGGATTCGGTATAAAAACGGGCATTTCACCCAAGCGCATGGGTCGATAATCAACCGCCGAAATTGCATTAAGCATAGACACCAGGCTAAAGGCGTTACTGTTAAATACATCTAATGTAGCCATTTATTTATCTCCTATTATCTAACTATAATGTCAACGGTTTCTAATGACGTAATGCCATCTGTTTTATTGCCGGCTGAAATGCCCGTAATCCAGACAATCTCATCCCCACTGACCTCAGCCATACGTGAAATAGCAACACCGTCAACATCACCCGCTGTTGCATCCACTGCATCAAACAAAATAGCAATCGCATCTTCAGAGCCATCAACACCGGCAGGGTCATGTTCGACATATTTACCCGAGGCCGTCACTAAACCTAAAACAGCCCCTGCAACCAGATTTTCACCAGACAAAACGGTAATGGCTTTTCGACTGATATAGCCATTGCCTTCTGAGACAATAAACTCACCTGCGTGCGTTCCTTCTGTTAATGTTGTCATGAGCGCTTACCTCCGTTCATTGCAACTAATTTAGTCGCTGCTTTATCCCACCCTGCTTTCCCGTCATCCGATCCAGCTTGATTATCTTCACCATCCGCCCCTACTTTAGGGTTTCCCATGGCGTCCATGTGTTTTTTAAACTCATTTCCACCCGCCGTGGTATCCTGCGCCGCAGCCGGTGCTGCTGCCAATAATTTACCTACCGTTTCAGCATCCATATCGGTCTCAAATGCAAACGCTCTGGCTTGTGCATCGCGACCCTTTGCTTCATCGTGGTTTAAAATGGCGCTGATTCGAGTGCGTTCTGCACTAACCCCCGCCACATATCCTTCATCACGGCTTGCTGATAAAGCGTGCTCATTCGCAGCCGCATCAGTGCCATTATTTTCTATACTCATCGTTAAATCCTGTGTTGTTTTAGAAAAATTTTGCTGCATTTCAATCAGCATACTATCGGCTGTTGCTATTACATCAGCCAATCCCGCGTCAATAGCAGACTGTCCTGTAAAGACACCCGCTTCCTGTGCGCGGATCACATCCACAGACAGGCCTCTATATTGACTAATTGTGTTGACAAACAGCGTGTATAAACTATCCACTTCTGTCTGAAAACGCGCTCTAACAGCATCACTTAAGGGTTCAAACTGATTACCATCTACTTTATGTGATCCTGCAAAAATATGTTCAATGCGTATCCCTTCTTTTTCGGCCATTTTAGAGACATCTGCATGACGCATTACGACACCGACAGAGCCCGCAATACCAGTCTGTGTAATGCTGATTTTGTTGGTCGCTGACGCTAATAAATAATTTGCCGAGGCCGATAAATTAGAAATTGCCGAATAGATTGGTTTTAGCGTGGCCCATGTTTTTATCTGGTCGGCCAATTCAAATGCCCCCGCTACTTCACCGCCGGGGGAACTCATTTCCAACAATATGCCATGTACATCTGGGTCGACTATGGCCGCATTAATTGATTTACCAATATTGTCATAGCCTTGTACAAAACTGCTATCACCTTCTAAATGGCCACGGTGTGCTAATACGCCAAATACGCCAATCACAGCAATCCCACCAATCACCTGATAACCTGGGCGCTTTTTTTCGCCAGTGGCTATCATGGCCATATCTTTATTAACGGTATAATCCTGTATGCCGAAACGATCACCAATACCGGCAATAATGGCATCCAGTTTTGCGGGGTGAATCATTAACGGCGTGTTGAAGATGCGCCCAAATAATTGTGGATTACGCATCGGCGTCCTCTTCTTTTTTGTTTTGTTCATCACTGTCAGCATAAAACTCACTTAAGTCTTCATCAGCGGTTGCCAGACTATCGACCCCAGCTTTTGAAAAGCCAGCGATATAGTAAGCTGCCTGGTCAGGCAGTCCCACTGCACGGGTTTTATCCATTGCTAACTTTAATTCCCTAACGCGCTGCTCTTGTACTTCTTCATAATCCACACCGAGGACTGCACATTCTTCCTGCTGTGTCGTATGCGTCATACCAAGTCTAAGGTCAGCCGCTTTGGCATCTTTTACAGGATCAATCGACCCACGGCCCGAAAATACCCATCGGTTACTTAAAAAAGAGTGTTTTTGTTCGTAATATCCCGGGGCTTCAACGCGTTCTAGATTGATAGCTTCTTCCATCCAACATTCGTATATGGGATCTATCCATTGGTCTTGCAACCATTTACGTTTTGAATGAAAATAACGCCACGCCTCAATTAACGCCGCTCGGGCAGAACTGTAATTGGTTTTTGAAAAGTCTTTTAATAGCAGTTCATAGGGCATGTTTAGCCCGGCTGACATGTGGCGCATGATGGCTTCCATGAATCCATCAAAAGCGGTGTTTGGTCTGCCGGCGGTTGCATCCGAGGCTTTAAAACCAGCGGGGACTACTTGATAAGTACCGCCACTCATTTTGCGTTTATTAATGCTATCAGCTGCACTTTGATAGTAACTGCTAGTACTAACATCACTTCCAAATAATTCTGCAACGGCATCGGGAGGAAGATCTGTTTCGATCATGATCGCAATCATGGCATTTAGCATGGCTGCTTGTAGTTCATGCCCTAGATAATCACCCGCCATTTTGAACTCACGCATCACGGATGCAAAAACCGATTTTCCACGGCTTTGGCCTGAGCGTTCTTTATCAAACAAATGGATAACGCGACGACGGCCCCACGGGGTAAACGTGGGGACATATTCCCAGTTTGATTGATCGGCTGAATAGGTTAAATAATCTTCACCTGGGTGCTGTTTTTGAATCCAATAGCCAACAGGTGCATTATATTGATCAATCTTTACGCCGCCATGGATTGTATTGTCATTAGTTAGCCATGGAGGCGTTGCAACACGATCAGATTCTATGGTTTGTAGTCGAGTAGACCAGCTACCATCTGGGCGGGGTAGCCACATGACTAATGCAAATGCATCACCATTCATCATTGCGCCCGCAAAGGACTGAATGGTTAACCCTAAAAACTTTTGACTGCGAGCTGCATCACATTCGGTGGTATCAGCCCAGGTATAAAATTGGTCTTCGACGTTAGTAGACCAGGTCGATGCTTGATCTTTATCCCAGCCGAGTAATCTGTATTTAGGTTGTGACGACAGGCGTAATTGATGACCAACCACATTGTCTTTGAGAGTTTGCACCGCACCGGATGCAATAGAATTATTTCGGACAAGATCGCGCGCACGGGGCGTGATGGTGGGTAGCGCATTAATTAAATCCGCATCAGCAGAGCCCGCAGACGGATACCACGCACCTAAAGCCGGATCGTCTAGCGCAGCGGCATTGAAAGCATTGGATGCAAAGGCATTCATCGAGCCACCATTTGGATTGATCCGCTCGTACGACCAGCCGCTTTTGATGTTTCTTTAGCAACTTCGTTGGTCCAATGCGTGACTTGATCTAAAAGCGCATTAATTTCATGCTGTTCTAAGCTACGGCCATTCAGCTGTTTTGATTTTCCACTCAGCGCATCTTGATATGCCGTTTGCGCTAGGGTTAATGTGTCGGTTGCAAAACTCATGCTGCTAGAGTAACGCAACATGCTGTGACAAAAATAGAGGAGAAATGACACTATTTTTTAAAAGACATAAAAAAGCCCGCACGTGGCGGGCTTTTAGTTTTTCTATTATGGTTCTAGATTAGTAATTTCCACTTTTGATGAGTAATATCACAATAGGTGGAAATATTTCCATATATTACCGGTGTTATGCGCCAACAAGATCTTTACCTAGCTGGGTTAGATGCCCTATTTTTTTGCCCGTTTTTAATCCCAGTGGGCCGCAAAGCTCATTGCCAATTATCAGCAATTTCTTGTCTTTTGCATATTCCATGATCCAGTGATTCGGCTTTGTCAATGTATCGCCAAAATTTGGCCTATTTTTTAACTGTGATAGCACTTCAATTACTTCGCGTGGGTGCATAACAATCAGTTCCAGGCGACCCGCGACCTCGCCGCTTTTTTGGACTTCTTTGGGTTCGGTTAGTTCGTTCATTTCTTATGCTCCCTTGCGATTAATCGCGGGCTACCTGACCACAAGGGGTTATACGCAATATCTATCAAATTCTTTCATTAAATTTGAAATTCTATTTGATGCTATTGATATTCGTCTTTCGATTTTATCTTGCTTAAACTGTAGTCTTCCATACTCCTGATTGTTAGCAATTGTTAACCATTTTTCGCGCCACTTACAAGCATTTTCATATTTAAAGCGTATAACAATCTGCTCCAGGCGACCCGGGACCTCGCCGCTTTTTTGGGCTTCTTTGGGTTCGGTTAGTTCGTTCATTTCTTATGCTCCTTCGCGTTTAATCGCGGGCTACCTGATCTAGGGGTTATGTTCCTTTCTTTAATTCACGTCTTGGGCTGTATAGCACTCCGTCAACGACAATAAACATTTTATTTAACCATTGTGTCACTTGTGCTTTATGCACTCCGTTGGCCTCTGCAAATCGAACCTGAGAGCCTCCATGCTCTCGCTTGATATAGTCCTTTAATATTTCCATATTAAAAAAAAGTCATTTGGCTTTCATATTGATCAGCCACTTTTTTAAAAGCTTTTTTAGTCACTTTGTATATATTATATTGTCCAGTTTCTTCTTCGCTGTGAACTAACTTAATTCCTTGTCCACTTAGCTTGATTCCTCTAGTTCTAACTGAGTGTTTGCCTATGATGGTGCTGTATGTTGCTTGTATTAAGTTAGTCATCTTAATTTCCTTTTTTTGCTGTTTTGTTAAGTTGTGTCTAGTATAGCAAAACACTATATAAAAGTAAAGTAAAATTGTATATTATTTTGGTTTTTTTATGTTTAATTAACATAACAATAAAATCCAGGCGAGCGGA